CCAAGCCTACGCTGCTTCTGAACCTCCATGTATTGATCAAGCTCACCGGGGGACCAACCCTCGTAACCAGCGGGGTCGTCTTGTCCGTAATCTACAGGTGCTTCAGATTGAGCTAGGCGCTGTTGTGCAGCCTGATGACTAGCTCTAGCCTCATCAGCCTCAATCTGATTAGCTTGAGCTATAGCAGCCATCCTTGCGTCAGCAATAGATGATCCTGTATCAACGGCTCTGTTCTCAGGCGGTGGCAATGCTCCACTGGCGTGAGGTCGGTACTTTATTCCGGGTGGTATTCTCCTAACATTGGGCGGCACAAATTCTTGAAACCTTCTGTCACCGGCACCCTGTCTCCTATGCACATTTGCTGGGGTAGGAACTTGGTTTGGAGCTGTTACACCACCTCCGAAAAAGTCAGTTCCCGGTAGGTTAGTTGGTTGTGGGGTATTAACCGCAGTTGCTCTCGACCAGTTAGGATCATCCATTCTCATATCCTGACCGGGTAAAAATGGTTGGAACCTTGGGTCAGGCGTGGGTTGTGGAAGTCTTGTTCTAGCCCTTTGCGGAGATGATATACCAATCGGGGGCGGTGTGAACTGAGACCTACGCACATCACCATATCTTTGTAAGGATGCCCCTATTTCTGCTTGACTAGGTGCGGCAGTACCTTGATCTACTCTAGCTTGCTGTTGGGCCATGTCATCATACCACATCTGCATACCGGCCTCATCACGCTCTGCACCCCTACCATCCCAATCTTGTGCAGGGTCACCAAGCAGACCACCCTTTATGGTGGTTGTCTTAGTGTTGGGGGTGTCGCCCTCATACTCTTTTATAACCGTGGTTATGTCTTTGGCGGGAACTTGCTGCTGATCCATCCATGCCGGCCTACCACCAAAGGATGCCCATTGAGGCTCCCCATAGGGTCCGGGCCTAGAGGGCTGCATTGTTATACCGGGATGTTGATTCCTCTTAGCCTGTAACCAAAGGAGATATTCTCTTTTTGTCATATTATCTCCGTATGCTGTTTCGCATTCCAGATGCGTTGGGTAACCTTCTTCTAGGTAATGTCACACCATATTGTTTTGGCGCGACAACATTGGCCGTACCAACCCTCACTGGCTTAGCGGGATTGAATTCAGATGGGTCTGCTTGTGATGACAGCATCGCATAGCTTTGCCAATCATCATCCATTCCCTTTGTTATCCCCTCAAATGTGCTTGATATTTTTTCAGAGGCTTCGGGGAAATATTTTTTGAATCCAGACTTTATTCCACCCAACAATCCTGTTGGCTGTTTAGCACCACCCGTAGGGTATCCCAGAGGATCACTAGGATCAAATACCCGACCACGCGGCCTCTTCATAAGCATTCCGGATGCCATTACATGAATCCCATCAGGGCTGCTGAAGCAAGACTACCTAATGCGCCGCCTACCCCGCCACCGGGTCTAGGTGCTATCGTAGTTCCACCATAGTTTCCTTGAATCATGTTCATGTAGTTAGCCAAGGCTTGCTGTGGGGCATTAGCAGAGTATTGATACCTGTGCATATCGGCATCTATACCACGCTGTTGCGCTTCACGCATTTCACCGCCAACCTGTCCTAACGCACCGTACATCGAGACCGGCGCTGACATTATGGATGGGTACATACTCCCCCACTTGGTTGCCCTGTCCTGTGCAGACTCGTAAGCCCCGCCATACATCTCAGCCGCCTTATTGGTTAGGCCGGATTGTACTGCACTAGCTATAGCTTTGTTCTGCTCAAGGTTACCACGGGTAGAACCGCCGGGTTGATGATAGACTAGGCTTTCCCTAATGCCGGGAAGTATCTGGTTCTGTAACTGACTCTGAACCTGTCTGCCCATAGCACTAACCATTGGGTTGAATGCCTGAGTATTAACGCCACCAGACAGACCACCTATCATTGCAGACTCAGCCGCCGCCTGTTGCGCCCCTGCCCTTGGGCCACCTATATACCTTTGGGTTCCCATCCAGCCTTGTAGCTCACCCGTTCCGGGTGCCGCTGTAGTCTGGCCGGGATAATAGCCGGGTACTCCTTGACCATATAACCTAGCAGCTTCACCGAAGCCGGCTTTAAGGTAAGGCTCTTGACCCTCCCAAGGTTTTGTTGTTGTTGTGCTTGATCCGCCTGACATAATTTATCTCCTATCTCATACCCGGATGTCCACGACCACCCTGTTGGCCCATGCCAGATTCGCTGTAACCGCCGCCGTTTCTTTCATCACGACCTAAAAACCCTAACCCACTACCGAATTTCGCATCATTCGCCATCTCTTGACGTATCTCCGCTTCAGAAGCCCTGCCTCTATCCCTGCTCTGCATCAATCTTGACTCAGCCTGTTGATAAGCCAGTTGTTCCTGTACCCGCGCTGCCTCCTGCTGCCTTGCCGCTGCCTCCTGTTGTGCGCTAGCAAATTCATTCGCTCTTTGCCGCTCCGCTTGAACCTGAGCAAAGTTATCCACTGCTGGCGTTGCAGGAGCGGTTGGTGTCATGCTTGGTGGTGACCAAGCAGGAGTCACTGGTGCTGGTGTGGCTGGTGCGGTTACATCACCACCAAAGAAGTCAGTTCCCGGCTGTGACATTGGCACACCTCTAAAAGTATCCACCTGACTCGTAACGTCACCATAGGATGGGTCAGTTAATGGACCCATAAAGTTAGTACCCGGCGCATCAGATGCTGTCATATCTACTCCGGGGCCATAGTCTCTGATACCACTTGTCATATCTACTCCGGGGCCACTGATACCACTTGTTACGTCCACTCCGGGGCCGTAGTCTCTAATACCACTTGTCATATCTACTCCGGGTCCGCCAAGCAATCCAGTTATAGCGTTGGTTGCTGGAGGCGCATAGCGCGGTTGCCCAATTTGAGGGTCCATCCAATTTTCTAATATGGGTGTTGACGGATAGTATCTTGAGTCTACACCACCCATGTCGGCATCAGCCATCATCATGGCATCTATGTCATCGTCTGTAACTCCACCCATATCTTGCCATCTGCTAGAAATTCCGGGGGCGCCGCCATAGTTCCAACCAAGTTTATACCCTAATGGTGCCAAGAATGTATTCTGCCATGGAACACCTTGGTCTATTACGTTACCCCACTGATCTAACTCCTGACCATATTTATAATTACCAGAGAATGTTGGACCCTCAGTCCCACCCGGACCTGTACCTGTTGCTGGAGGAGCTAATGACGGGTCAGTTGGGATTGGCCACATATTACCGGGGCCGAATATTGGGTTAGGTCGTGGGATAAATCCCGGCCCAGTTCCACCACCACCGGGAAAACCGGGTTGCGTCCATCCGGGATAACCACCGGGATAACCTCCACCGTAACCACCCGGATAACCACCGGGATAGCCTCCACCCATCAGTCCACCGCCCATTAATCCGCCGCCCATCATTCCGCCACCACCACCGAATGCGCCACCCCAGCCGCTTCCGCCGCCAGTGCCATAGCCCCAAGGGTTCTGGTATAAGATACCACCACCACCAGCTAAGGGGGAGTTGGTTGGCAAGAATTCATTCCAATTCTGCAATGGTCGGTTGAACAGTTGGTTGTAATAGGCTGGCCCTTGAAATGAGGGTGCAGCATTATTAAGCGTTCCTGCGCCGTAAGATAATGGCGGTAAGCCAAGCTGTTGTCTTCGTCTAGGGTCTACTATTGTTGCCATTATTGCATCCTCATTTTCAAATCTTTGGTATATACTATGTAAGTGTCTTTCCAATCTGGTAGTAACTTCTTCCAGCCCTTTCTGCCCCACATCTCAAGAGCAGTACATCCAAGTTTAACTGCAAAACCTTCTATCATTTCCTGAAAACTTCTAATCTCCTCAAAGTCTTCACCGGCTAGAGATATGATTCTTAATATCTTCTTCTGCGGATATGTTATAAGCTGAGTAACCATCACCGCGTGTACATCGCTTTGTTCTGTAGCAATCCACAGTTGCATATCTCCGTGAGTAAGAGGCTCAAGGAAATCATCTGTCTCCAACTCACCTTCTGTATGTTCTTTTACCTTGTCAAGTAATGGTGCAACCTCTTCCCAGATATATGCGATATCTTCAGGCTGTACGATTTGAGCCTTCAACCTAGTTTTACCCATGCGCTTGTCGTTTCTTTGAAGAAGTATATTCCCTCTCCAGAGCCTGGGTCCCAGCTACCATCTGCATCCGCATTACCAGAGGCATATCTGATGTCTCCACCCCTCGGCTTATCCGGTGCAGTATGAATCCTCTCTAATCTAAAGGTAGCTTGGTTAAATATGACATCACCCAATCTCTTTAGTTCGTTTGTCAGGTACAACCCTAAATCTTCTTCATTTAACGGTAGAGGATTAGGATAATAATGAGTTACAGACTTTACTACTCTGTCTTTATATGTAGGCATTAATAACTCCTAGAGCCTCTCCTTCCGGCATCATCCAGTTCAAACTCATAACCGTCTAATCGCCAATCAAAGTCACCAGTAGATTCAAACTTAATTCCATAGAGTTTACCACTCTTCCTGACTGACACTTTAGATTGCGTATCTGGATTAAACGCAACAGCATCTGACCAAGTGACAGCTTCTTCCGTAGAGTTCTGGGTTCCGACATAGACATTAACTGTATTGCCAGAGCCTGTTACTTCCATCTTGGGCCAGACAGCCTTAATTCTTTTTACGGTAGACTGGTCATTCTGCTGTTGAGCATTCATTGTCATCCCCGTCCTTTCTATAAACGAGGTCATGTCCGTATCGTCTTCTCTATTGCCAGAGGCATTCCTGTACAGTTTAGTATCTGTGGGAGATGCCATGACTATCACATTCTCAGACTGTGACCATGTTTCTGTCCAAGTACCCAAGGCACTAGACCATGTGGGTATTGCCGCAGCCCATGTTGTAAATGAGTTTGGATCAGGTATAGTGCCGTATCCAGCACCCGCTAAATCTGGTAGATCACGAATGGTAAAGGCTTTGTTAGTCCAGTTCCAGACAACGGCTTTGTTACATTGGTTCGTTGCGCTGGTTGGCGTGGGAAAGCAAGCCCACATCTCAGTGTTGCCATAGTCAGCAACTACAAAAGATTTCTTAAAGTTAGAACCATCTATCTCACCGAATATATAGTCCCTTATTTTATGAGGCAGAATTGATTGTATTCTCTGACCATCGTTAATATATACATCACCATTGCCAAGGAAGAAGTGACCGCCATCAAACTCAGCCACACAGTTTTTAGACAATGCACCAACTGAGGGCGATAACTGATTAAACTGGAATATAAAGGGAGTTCCAACATAACTCATGCTATAGATGGAATCTTCCTTGTAGATCATAAAGGTGTCGCGCAGGGGGAGGCCGTCAAGTATCTCACCCTTGGAATCGGCTAACTCATATTCGCCAGCGTCTACAGTTGCGCTACTAATATCCCATGAAGTTGGAGTTGTTTGAACCCCAGCCTCTGTAGACCACTTTACAACCCGTGGATAATTAATTCCAGAACTCGTTATATTAAGGGCAACCAAGAAGGAGCGGAATGCCCTCATTGATTTACATTCTGTGGATGCTGTAAAGTTATTTAGGTTCTGCATCTTCTGGACAGTCGCTGGAATACCAGAGATTAATTCCCAATATTGTGGCTCGTCAAAACCATTGGTCATTACAAGGACACCGCCTATAACTGTAGAAGTCCAGTTCTCTGCGGCTGTAGCAGAATACGCACCACCAGCACCCGGCCCTCTGGTAATATCATACCATTTGTTAGTTCTGGATACCGCCGCTCCATCAGCGTGTATGGCAGCAGAGCCGCCCCTCGTACATCCTGTAAAGGTAGTTGGCGTTTTACCTGTATAGGGGATATCTTCACTCCCTATAGTTATAGTGCCATTGGTTTCAAATCCAGTTGTACTATCTACCGTTATGCTTGTATCTGAGGCGCTAATACCCCCATCTAGCGTATTTGATACTGAACTATCATCATAGGCATGAATGGCTGTAAGACCACCCACAATCCAATACTCATTAACCCCTGTGACAAGGTGTGTAACATAATAAGGTGCGACAGGAACCGTAGCCATGACCTCTGAATACCCCGGAGACTTTACTATAGCCCCATGTTCAGACCTTACATTATTCCCATCAGACCAGACATTAGGTGGTAACTGCCAAGGATTTATATCCTTGACTATCCCTACCTCACCTACATTATCTATGGGTATAAGTGCCATTAGGGTGCGATCTTATCCTTACCGTTTTCCAGCAGATATTGTGAATTTGTTGCCGTAGCGTGGAGTCCTATAATATTCCGCGCTTCTGATGCAGATGTGCCGGGTGTTAATGATTTCATATCATGCTCAAATCTTTTCGGTAATGACACTCTCTGATGAGTGTTGGGATCAACTGTATCGAAAGAGCCGTCATCCAGTTCTGTTTTAATGCGCGACCAGTGTTCCAGTTCACGGATGCGGTGATGTGCTTCTTGTTTCTGTGCGCCGACAATCCATTTCAGTTCGTCAATGTCAATCAAAAGTAAATCGCATTCCAACTCATCCTTTTCTTCTGCCAGTTCTTTCTCTTTCTGCGCCAGTTTGATGACGTTTCTGCGGTACTCAAAACTAAGTGCCATTACGTTATCAAAGAATACTGATTGCTCACGAACCGCTTGCCAGTATTTTGCTGCGGGAGTTGGATGTTTGCCGTCATTAAGTACGGAAAGGCGCATCTCAGTTTCGGTGCGGAATACCTGACGCTTACGCCATGAATCATGGCACTCATCTAGGAGGTTATCGTAAACCTTTTGATCTTCGTCATTGAGAACGGCAAGTGCATTCATTTTTTATAATCCCTGAGAAGCGGTAAATAGTTCGTCATAACTGCCTGTGCCGGGATCGTATTCTTCTGTTACGTTGGTGGCACTACCAACATGACCACCTATGCAAAGACCAGCGGATTGAGTACCTGCACCAGCTAGAGAAGATGTCGCGGTTGCTAAGTTACCACCGGCTGACCAAGAGGTTCCGTCATATTCTTC